CGACGTGGAATGATTCACCTCGTCTACCACCTCGATGGCGGGAATGGCCGCGCCCCGGCTGTGGACCGCATGCTGGATGGCGTGATGAACCTGCCCAGGGACAAGCGCTTCGTCGTAGACGTCAGCGAATGGCGTGAGCCTTTACCGCATAACTACCTGGCCCGCCTCAAGATTCCGGTGCGCCAGCTCGCGGCCTTCAACGGCCTGACCTACGAGGAAATGAACGAGATTGTCCACGACCGCTTCTATCCCAAGACCACCAAGACCGTGGGCGGCGTCACCTACGAGGTCACGGTACCCACCAATCGCCTTACGCCCTTGGAAGCCCGCAAGATCGAGGCCGACCTCCATACCCTGGCCGGCGAAATCGGGTGCCAGCTGAGTTATCCCACGGGGAACAGTGACTTGTAGGCTGACCGCCAGTCAGTGGTGTATATTCTCGCCATGGCCGCTAGACTAAATCCGCGAAACCAGCAAGCTGCTAGGGACCGAATCCAGACCACCCAGCTTGTAAAACGCCTTGCGGCTCATGTACTTGGGAAGGACGAGCATGGGCGCGAAGTCAATCTGAGCTCAACTCAGGTGCGCGCAGCTGAAATCCTGCTTAACAAAGTACTCCCGAATCTAACCGCCACTGAACTCACGGGTGAGGTTGATGCACGCCACACCTTCACCCACGACGCCCTCCTCGCAAAGCTCTTGCGCCCAAAAGCTGGCTGACCTGCCGCCGGCTGAACTGGAAGCCTCCATCCGTGGGCTGACCCAGGAGGAACTTGAGGCGCTGTTCTTCGACTGGCCCTTTTGGGCTCGTCCCAAGCAGCTTGCCCCTCCCGGCAACTGGACTACTTGGCTACTGCGCGCCGGCCGCGGCTTCGGCAAGACCCGTGTTGGCGCTGAATGGGTCAGGGGATTGGTCGAGACCGAGACCTCTGGCCGCATCGCCCTGGTCGGCGCCACCGCGAGCGACACCCGGGACATCATGGTGGAGGGAGAGAGCGGCATCATGGCCTGTAGCCCGCCATGGTTCCGGCCTAAGTTCGAGCCCGCCAAGCGGCGCCTGACATGGCCTAACGGCGCCATCGCCGTGCTCTATACCGCTGATGAACCCGAGCGCCTACGCGGTCCCCAACATGACGCGGCATGGGCGGACGAAATCATGGCGTGGCGCTTCATGCAGGAAGCCTACGATAACCTGCAGTTTGGCCTGCGCCTTGGCCAACATCCGCGCCAACTCATCACTTCCACCCCGAAGCCATTAAAGCTCCTGAGAGAGATCGAAGCCGACCCCAATACCGTTGTGACCATCGGCACCACCTACGAGAATCGGGACAACCTGGCGCCGACGTTCCTGTCCAAGGTGATAACCAAGTACGAGGGCACGCGCCTTGGCCGGCAGGAGTTGGATGCCGAAATCCTGGATGACAACCCCTCCGCCCTGTGGAAGCGGGCCGACATTGAAAAGGGACGCATCACCAAGGACAAGATGCCGACCATGCGGCGAATTGTGGTGTCGAATGATCCGAAGGTGAGCAGCGACCCGAATAGCAATGAGTGGGGCCTGATCATCGGCGGCCTAGGGGAGGACGGCCACGCCTACGTCTTCGACGACCGTTCCCTAGACAAGTCCACCCATGCCTGTGGCGAGGCGGCGGTAAAGGCGTACAAAGACTTCAACGCAGACAGGCTTGTAGCCGAGGTCAACAATGGCGGCGATCTTGTGGAGGATTTGATGCGAAGCATTGACCCCAATGTTAGCTACCGCGGAGTCCATGCCAGCAAGGGCAAATTCAGCCGGGCCGAGCCCGTGGCAGCTCTCTACGAGCAGGGGCGCGTCCACCACGTCGGGACGTTCGGCGCCCTCGAAGATCAGATGTGCGATTATGATCCCACCACCGCCAAACGCAGCCCCGACCGCATGGATGCCTTGGTTTGGCTCATCACCGAGCTCATGCTGGGCGACCACGAGAGCGCCATCATCGACTTCCTCACCGGCCAAAAGAAGGACGTTGCTGCAAAGGCTGCTGAGGAACGTGCTAAAGTTACCCCGTTCTTGCACCGGGAATGACCATGCCTAAGCAGGGCGAAGGCCAGCCTGTACCGCTAGATGGCGTACTGCAGCGCATCAAGAACGCTGCCACGTACCTCGCTACGGGTAACGCCAACTGGTTCGGCCCCGGCACACCATCTGCACCGGCCGCGCCCATCGAGGTCGAAGGCCGGCAGTACGAGGTCCCGATCAACGTCAACCCGTTGATCCAGACCAAGACCCAAGGCATCGACTACTGGCAGTTGCGATCTTTCGCAGACGCCGCCGACATAATCCGCATCCTCATCGAGGCCCGCAAGGACGAGCTCTGCTCGATGGGCTGGAGCATCCAGAAGAAACAGGCACCAGGCGATAAGAAGCCGACATTTGGCAAGCCGCAGGTGGACTCCAAGGCAGAGCTGCTCGAGGACTTCTTCGCCTATCCCGACAACGAACACGATTGGGCCACATGGCTGCGGATGCTGCTTGAGGACTTGCTCGTCATCGACGCACCCACGGTATATGCGCAGAAGACCAAGGGTGGTGACCTACTAGGCTGGCGCCCCATCGACGGCACTACCGTCAAGCGCATCATCGACACCCACGGCTGGACGCCGGCGCCACCCGAGGTCGCGTATCAGCAGGTACTCCGCGGACAGATTGCCCTGAGCTATACGAGCGACGAGCTCGTGTATAAGCCGCGGAACGTGCGCACCAGCAAGACCTACGGCATGAGCCGAGTCGAGCAGGTCATCGTGACCGCGCGCACGTACCTGCTGCGCCAGGCATCGAACCTCGCCTACTACCAGGACGGCAGCCGTCCGATGGCGGGATTCCTCTCTGCCTCCGCATCATGGGGACCGAAGGAAATAGCCATCTACCAGTCGCTGCTGAACGAGCAGCTTGCCGGCGATCTCGGCGAGCGCCAGAAGGTCACGGTGACGCCGCACGACTCGCAGTACACCGACACCAAGTCGCCGGCCATGAAGGACGATTATGACGAGTGGCTGGCGCGCATCGCCTGCTTCTGCTTCGGCACGAGCCCGCAGCCGTTCACCAAGCAGATGAACCGCGCTACGGCAGACACGGCGAAGGAATCTAGCCAGGAGCAGGGCCTCGAGTCCGACAAGACCTGGGTTATTGGATTTATGAACCACCTGCTGCAGCGCCGTATGGGCTATGCCGCCTACGAGTTCACGTTCCAGGACCGCGAGGCGCAGGATCCGCTTGAACGTTCCCAGGTGGACAAAATCTACCTCGATGAGGGCGTGCTCACTCCGAACGAAGTGCGGCAGGACTTGGGCCGCGACCCGTTGCCTGAGCCTGCCGAGGACGAGCCCGTTAAGCCGACCACGGACGCTCCGGTGGGCGGTGGCGCAGCGCCGGGAGGCGGGGCACCTGCGCCGGTTGGGGGTGCAGCCCCTGCAAACACTGGTGTGCAGCAGCTGCCGAAGCCCAAGCCGAAGTCACCTAACGCCGGCAAGAAGCCGCCGAACGGGAAGGCCGCTGAGGCCACACTCGCTAAGCGCGCACCTTTGCATAATCCTCTGCATATGCACAAGGCCAAGGACACGCCGCGCACGTTCCCGCCGCATGTCGAGGAGCAGCGCAAGGCGCTCGCGAGCGCGTTTGAAGTCGCCTTGGGCGAGCTCGGGAGCGCCGTGGTTAAGGCGTTCCGCGCTTCGCCGGCCGAGAAGCTGGCCAAGGCCACGGATGATGACCGCGGCGATAGCTACCAGGGCGATGCCGACGAGTTTGCCGGCGGGTTCAGCATGGACCCTCTCACCCTGGCATGGGACGATACGAACAACGTCCTATCGGCCGTGGCCCAGGACGGCAGCAAGGTCGCCATCGCCAAGGTCACGGTAAGCGACCCCGACCTCGTGACCGCCGACATCACCGACATGGCTAACCAGGATGCCATCGCCTGGGCGGCCGAGCACGCGGCGGACCTGCTGGGCAAGGACGGCAGCGGCGGCCAGATAGCCGAGGCCACACGCAACATGGTCCGGCACACCATCGCCACCGGCATGGCTCAAGGCAAGAGCCAGGACGAGATCGCCGCCGACCTCATGGAGGATTACGCCTTCACCGATGCCAGGGCCAAGCTCATCGCCGAGACCGAGGTGGCAAACGCCAGCGCCAACGGGCAGCTGGTGGGGTACACCGCGGCCGGCCTCAAGTTCAAGAAGTGGCTGCTTTCCAACGATGAGGGCGTATGCCCCATCTGCGAGGGCAACCAGGGAGCGGGCTGGATAGCCATCGGGAAGAAGTTCCCCGGCGGCGTACAGGCGCCGCTGCAGCATCCGAATTGCCGGTGCGCCATCGTGGCCAGCCGTAAGAAACCCACGGAGTGACCCTTGCGCCACGGGGCGCTTGGGACTACTCTCTGCACCATCAACGCCGGGAGGCGTAGGTCCATGAACATGAACCTGTTTGCGCGCCTGCAGAAGTTCAACGCAGCCACCGGCGAATTTGAAGCCGTGCTGGCCGACGAAACCCCAGACCTTTCCGGTGAGATATTCGACTACACCAAGTCAAAGCCGCATTTTATCGAGTGGTCCGGCAACATCAGCAAGGCCACCGATGGCAAGAGCGCGGGCAATCTCCGCGCCATGCACGGGCTCACCGTCGCTGGCAAGTTCACCTCCGTCACCTGTGACGATGCGCAGAAGGCGGTCGTGGTCACGGGTGAGGTCATCGACCAGAACGAGAGGGCCAAGTTCGCCAAGGGCTGCTACAGCGGCCTCAGCATCGGCGGCAAGTACATCAGCACCTGGGACGATCCCAAGAATCCCGCGCTGAAGCGCTACGAGGCCAAGCCCACCGAGGGCTCGCTCGTGGACTATCCCTGCAATCCCAACACCACGTTCAAGGTGCTCTCGCCTGAAGGCGAGCGCGTGCAGAAGTTCGCCACCACGTTCGACGATGCCGAGAGCATGACCAAGTGGGTGGCCTCGCTCACTGGCGACGAGAAGCTGGCGCTAGCCAAGATTGCCGAGCGCAGCGACGTGTCGCCGAAGTCGGGCACCAGCAAGTACGGCAACGTCAAGTTTGCCGACGAGAAGAACAAGAAATACCCCATCGACACCGCAGCGCACATCCGCGCGGCGTGGAATTACATCAACAAGCCGCACAACGCATCGAAGTACGATGCCGCTGACCTGAAGACCATCAAGTCCCACATCATCGCGGCGTGGAAGGACAAGATCGACAGCGCCGGTCCGCCGAGCGCCGCCAAGGACAAGAAGGCCGACAAGGTGGCGAAGGCTGCCGAGCATGACGCCATCGCATCCGTGCTCTTCGGCAAGCCCGGCGTCGAGAAGGCGGCATCCGCCCTCGGCGACATGATGGGCCTCAAAAAGGGCATGTATTCTGTCGCGCGCCTCGCAGACCTGCTGGACAGTCTGGACTGCCTCGCCAACGGCACGCAGTTCGAGGCCGACATCGAGCAGGACGGCAGCGTCATCCCCGCCGAACTCAAGCAGATCGTGAAGGACCTGGGCGAAGCCCTGCTCCACATGGCTGCAGAGGAAGTCGAGGAGCTCACCGACTCAGAAGACGAAATCACCGGAGTATTCGCCATGAGCGCAAAAGCCGAAACGCAGAAGCGTGACGACCAGATCGCCGCGCTCACCGCCCAGGTCACTGACCTGACCGCGAAGCTCGCCAAGGCCGCGCCGGGCGAAGTCTCGACTGAACTGCAGAAGAAAGCCGACGAGGCCCTGGCCAAGGTGGCCGAGCTTACCAAGGACTTGGTCGAGAGCATGGAGCTCAACAAGGCCGCGAGCGCCCGCATCGACGAACTGACCGCGCTGGTCACCAAGCTCAACGGCGAGCCCGACACCTCCAAGCTGCCGGCCAAGACGGTAGTGGTGGACAAGAGCGCCGATGGCGGCGAAGCCGGTGACCCGCCTGCCGAGGACGTGGTGAAGAACGCGGACGGCACCGTGAACGCCGCCGCCACGGCCCTGCGCAAGCAGCTCAAGAATCCGGTGGCCATCAACGGCCGGGCCGTGCGGTAACGCAGCCCCTGATATACACTTGACCCATAACCGCGCCGTGAGGCGCCGCATCCCCTAGATGGAGTCTGCCGCCATGAACGACAAAGCGATCCTCGAGGCCCTTGCCAAGCAGCTGAAGGCGCCCCTGCCGGACGCGGTTCGCAAGGCGTTCGTTTCCCCCAGCGATGCCACCTCGGGCCTGGCCGAATACGACCTCGAACCCGGTGCGCGGCTCATCTACCCGTTGGACACCCCGCTGCGCAATGTGATCCCGCGCGTCGTGGGTGGCGCCGGCGTGCAGGCAAACTACCGCAGCATCGTGGCGGTCAACTCGAACAACGAAGCCATCGGCCTGTCCGAAGGTAACCGCGGCGGCCTCAACAGCTACACCGAAGTCGATACCTACGCCAAGTTCGTGGAACTCGGCCTGGACGACTACGTGACGTGGAAGGCGAACGCAGCCGCCAAGGGCTTTGAGAACCTGGACGAACTCGCGGTGCAGATGCTGCTGCAGAGCACCATGGAGGCTGAGGAAAAGATCATCCTCTACGGCAACAGCACAACCGGCCTCGGCACGACCCCTGACCCGGACTGCACGCCCAACAGCTCCGGCGGCACCATCACGAACCAATCCGGTGTCGTGGTGTGCGTGGCCCTGACCTACCGCGGCGCGTCCTTGAGCACCGTGACGGCCGGCGTGAAGGTGCCCTACCAGCGCTCAAACGCTGACGGCACCCAGGACTGGATCTACGGCTTCAGCGCCGAGCCCTCCAGCGAAGTGGCGGCCACCACCACCGGCTCGGGCGCGGTCAACTCCATCACCTGCACGGTCACCCCCGTCCCAGGCGCGGCCGCCTACGCCTGGTACTACGGTCTGACTGGCGCTGCCAACCAGAAGCTGGTGGCCATCACCACCATCAACAGCGTGATCCTGGACAACCCCGGTACCGGCCACCAGGCGCTCTCCGCGCTTCCCGCCACCGACAAGTCGCAGGACCAGCTCATTTTCGATGGCCTGATCCCGCAGATGGTGAACTCGGCCACGCGCATGGGCGCGGGCTACGGTTCCTACATCCAGGCGCTGGCCACGGGCACCGCCGGCACCGGCACGACCCTGACCAGCACGGGTTCCGGCACCGGTGGCATCGCGGAGTTCGACACGGCCATCGAGTCGTTCTTCACGACCCACCGCCTGATACCGGATACCATCTGGATCAGCGGCGCAGACCAGAAGGCCATCAAGGCCCTGATCCTGAACGGAAACACCAACGCGGCGGTGTTCTTCCAGGGCAACGACGGCGAGATCCGTGCCGGCGCCCGCGTGAAGACCTACACCAACCCCATCGGCTACGGCAATCCCGACCTGATGCTGAAGGTGCACCCGTTCCTGCCCCAGGGCACGGTGCTCTTCACCACTGGGAAGATCCCGTATCCGCTGTCGAACGTCAGCCAGATCTGGAAGATGTCGCTGCGCCGGGACTACTACTCCATCCTGTGGCCGCTGCGCAGCCGCAAGTACGAGTACGGCACCTACTTCGACGGTGTCCTGCAGCACTACTTCCCGGCCGCGATGGGCATGATCTACAACATCGCTCCGAGCTGATAGCCGGCTGTTCTGCGGCTCGTCGGGAGACGCCCGCGATCCAGAGGCCGGAGGTTAACCCCTCCGGCCTTTTTTTCCAGTGAATCAGTACTTTGCGAGGTATCACCATGACGAAGCTCATCGCACCGAAAGGCGCCTCCAGCACCGCGGTCGCCGGAAAGGTCTATGCCGTCGAGGATGGCGAGGTGGACGTGCCTGCTGAGGCGGTCTCGATCCTGCTCTCACACGGTTTCACGCGCCCGCAGCCCCCGGCACCGAAGGCGCTCACCACCGCCGACAAACTCAAGGCCGAGAAGGAGGCCAAGGCGAAGGCTGATGCCGATGCCGCGGCTCTCGCTGCCCAGCACGCCGCCGAGGATAAGGCCGCTGAGGAAGGCGACCCCGCCGCCATCGCTGCGGTGACCGCGCGGCTCCAGGCCAAGGCCGAGACCGCGAAGGGTGCGGAGAAAACCGGCATCCTAGCGAAGCTCGAGAAGCTGGCCGGCCTGAAAAAGTAAGCCGTGTCAGAGCTTTGCACCCTCGAGGACTTCCAGACCTATACCGGCAATACGACTGCCGGTGTCGAGGATGCCGTCAACGCGCTCATCCCCCAGGTGAGCGACATGATCGAGCAGTACTGCCAGCGGACCTTCGCCAGCGCAACGGTGACCGAGACCCGCAACGGCAATAACGGGGGGCGGCTGTTCGTGAAGCAGCCCCCCGTGACGGCCATATCAAGCCTGACCGTGGATGGGGTTGCTGTCCCGGTATCCTCTGGCCCGCTGTCCTATGGCTACGTGTTCGATGACGAGGGATGGGTCTATATCCGTGAGGGCAGAGACGGCCCCTTCGGCACGGCGGCGGTCCGGTTCAACCGAGGTATACAGAACGTGGTCATCGCCTATACCGGGGGCTTTGACCCCATACCCCCTGCGGTCGTACAGGCGGCTGTAGAACTCATCGCCTGGAAGCTCGCCAAGCGCGCCCGCATCGACAAGAAGTCCGAGACCCTGGCCCAGCAGACCGTAGGCTTTGAAATGGCGGGATGGCCGGATAGCGTGTTGCAGGGCCTCGCCAGCTACCGCATCACGAGGGTCAACACGTGATCGCCTACCAGATGACCGTCAAAGGCGGCGAACTCGTGCAGGCGAGCCTGCGCGCCACGCCGGAGAAGCTCATCGGGATAGCCGGCAGCGTACTCGATACCTGGGCCAAGGAAACCGCGGCCTATGTCATCGCCACCAAACTCTCGGGCGACCCCCTGAAGCGCCGCAGTGGCAACCTCTCCCGCCACGTGCACGGCAAGTCCGAGCAGACGGGCCCCTTGCGCGTATCCGGCGTGGTCGGCGTGGGGCCTCGGGCGGAGGTGCCTTATGCCAGGATCCACGAGTTCGGCGGCTCGATACCCGCCCATCTGGTGGTGGCCAAGAACGCCCAGGCCCTGCGCATCCCCACGGCCAAGGGCATCATCTTCCGCAAGTCGGCCATGATTCCCGAGATAGACATGCCAAAGCGGTCCTACCTGCGCACCGGCTTCGCGGAAAAGGCCCCGGACGGGGTGGCTGAGCTCAAGGCTGCCACCACAGGGGGGCTTCTGCCGTGAGCAGCCACCTAGACCCTGAACCTATCTACGCCGCCTTGTACGCCCTCCTGAGCGGCCTGGCGACGGGTGGATCGCCGGCCCTGGTCTCTGCCAGCCGCCGCCTGATAGACATCCAGGAGGCCGACCCCGCCACGATGCCGGCCGGGTTCCAGCTCCAGGATGACATCCCCATCAAGAAGGAAGTCCAGCTGCCGCCGGTCTACAAGCTGCAGGCCCACTGGATCCTGTACGTATACGAGGGTGACGAGACTGCCCCGGTGTCCCCACTGCTCAACGCCGGCATCAAGGCCATGCTGGGCGCCCTGGTTCCACCTGGAGGCGAGGAGGCCAATACCCTGGGCGGACTCGTGACGGACTGCTTCGCGGAAGGCACAATCAAGGTATTCGAGGGCCTGCTCGGCAACAAGGCCGTGGCCATCATCCCCATCAGCATCCTGGTCCCTGGCTTCTAGGAGACTCCCATGAAACTCAACTTCCCCACCGGTACCCTGGCTTTCACCGATGCCACGGGCACACTCTGGCAGGCCGACGAGAACGGGCAATGCGACATCGGCGATCTGGACCCTGTCCAGTTCTATAGCCACGGCTTCTACTGCACCGGCATAAGCGACGGTATCTCAGAGGGCGGCATGACCTACGTCGATCTGAGCGCCTCGTCGCTTTTCGTCAGCCAAAATGCTCCGTACACGCCGCCGACGAAATTTGACTTCAGCGCCGACGCGGCCAGCTTCGCCCACGTCCCAAAAGCCCTGGTGATCAGCGTTGCCGTGACCTTCGCTATCGCGGCCACCAAAGACAATATCGCTCTGACCGTGCATGATTCCGATGCCGCCGGCTCCGGTGCCATGAGCGCCAAGGAAGCCGACCTGGTAAGCAGCGTGGCCGGCAATGCCGCCATCGTGCGCACCTTCACGGCGACCGTGAATCCCTACGATTTTGACGGCGAGGTCGATTTCAACGTGTGGCTGAGCGTCACGGCTGGTGCGGGTATCACCCTCACCAGCACCGCTGTCACGGTATTGGGCTATTGGTACTGATTTGCGCTATGATTTGACCGCTGTCGTGAGACAGCCCCTATCCAGCATCAGGAGTACGTGTCATGGCACTTCGTCGCTTCGGCTCCGGCCTCATGTTCGGCAAACAGCCCGGCGGCACTCCGGTGTGCTTCGGTGCTCTGCAGGGCGTTGACCTCGACTTCGACTACACCAACAAGAAGCTGTACGGCCAGGAAATCTTCCCCGAGGCCATCGGTCGCGGCGAGGGCAAGCTCACAGCCAAGGCCAAGTTCGGCCGGGTGAGCGGCAACCTCTACAACTCCCTGTTCTTCGGCCAGTCGCTCACCTCCGGCATGACCGAGATAGCCTACAAAGAGACGCACAGCGTCCCGGCTTCGAGCACCTACACCATCACGACCACGAACGCCGCGCATTACGTAGATGACCTGGGAGTCATATACGCCGACACGGGGCTGCCGCTCACGCTGGTCGGGTCGCTCACCGCCGCCGGGCAGTACATGGTCGATACCGCGACGGGCATCTATACGTTCGACGCCTCGGATGCCTCGGCTGACGTGCTGATTTCCTACACATACACGGTGACCACCGGCTACCAGATCGCTGTGGGCAACACGCTGCAGGGCCTGGCTCCGCAGTTCCAGGTGTACCTGTCGGAACCGGACCCCTCCGGCACCGGCGGCCAGACGGGCATCCTCTACGCCTGCGTGGCGTCGAAGCTGTCCATTCCCACGAAGATGGCGGACTTCGGCATCACCGAGCTCGACATCGACTGCCAGGCCGACGCCAGCGACCGCGTCGCGCTGCTCGGCATGTCGGAGTGACCCATGCTTGAGGGCACCAAGGTAAACATCGGCGGCCAGGAGTACGTCCTGGCGCCGATCAACCTGCGCATCTACTACGCGCAGAAGGACGCGGTCAAGGTGGTCCTAAATCCGAAGGACCACACCCAGGACGAGTACATCGAAGCGGCGATGGCACTCCTGGTGCCAGCGCTGCAGCGAAACTACCCGGACCTCACGGAAGAGGCTATCTCCGAAGGCATCCAGGTGCCAGACATGCCCGGTTACGTGCTCGCCATGATGACGAAAGCGGGGTTTGCGAAAAAAGACCCTTTAGCAAGTGGCGCCCCGGAGCCGGTCGCGAACTGACCCGCGGCGAGGTGGTTGGGTATGTGGCGAGCGCCACCGGGTGGACGCAGGACTACATACTCGATCACCTGACATGGGCCGACATCAACGAACTCAGCGCCTACTGGAAACACCATCCGCCAGTGCAGGCGATGGTGCAAGCCTACTTGGGCATCAAGGTGCCAGAAGAGCCCGAGAGCGAGGTGCCGATCAGCGGGCCCAACATCGTGGAAATGGATTCAGCCGAGTTTGCTGAGTTCCTGAAGAACGCAAAACCCCACTGAGGCTAGGCCATGTCAGGCGACGACCAAGAGATAGAAGTCAGGCTGACAGCGGACGGCACCGACCTCAAGAGCGGGATGGAGGATGCCGCTGACCAGGTAGCGGCGTCTAACCAGAAGCTCGCGGGCTCGGCTGCATCAGCCAGCGAGAATATCCTCCAGCAGGGCGCAGACCTCGCCACCCTCGATGAGATCATGGCCGGCACGGCCAAGAACGCCGACCAGCTAGCCGCCCAGGAACTTGCCCTTGACCGCCTGATGGCCGCAGGCGCAATCAGCGCTGGTGAGCAGGCGTCTGCCCTCGAAGCCCTTACCGCGACGGAGGCCGAGCTCGGGATAGCCACCGAGGCCACGACCGCGGCCACCGTCGAGAATGCCGCCGCTCAGGGTGCGCTGAACGAGAAGATAGCGAGCGGCGCAGCAGTGCGCGAGTACAGCGCCCTCGTTGACGAGGCCATCAGCGGCAACTACCGCCGCATGAGCGGCACCGTCGCCACCCTCGGCAACCGACTCGGTCTCCTGTCGGCCGTGTTTTCGCCGCTGGGTGCGGCTGTCGCAACTGCTGCAGCAGCAGTCATAACATTTGGCACTGCGCTTGTTAAAGGGGCGGAGGAAAGCGAAGCCTTCAACGAAGCGCTACTCAAAACAAATGGCTATATCGGGATCACCGAGAATGATTTCCGGGAAATGGCTAATCAATTACAGAGCAGTTCCGTCTCTATCGGAACCGCCAAAGACGCATTGCTGGCCGTTGCGAACACCGGCCGCTATACCGGCGATCAAATCCGTTATATCTCGCAGGCGGTCTTGGATTTTTCGGAAGTCACGGGCGAGAAGCTAGAAAAAGGCGTGGCTGTACTCAGTAGCCTCCAGGACAGGCCGCTTGAAGCAGCGGTAAAACTCAACGAGCAATATCACTTCCTCACGGAAGCCACATACAAGCAGATTGCGGCCCTCGAACAAGAAGGAGACAGGCAGGGAGCCGCCGCTGCCGCACAAGAAGCGTTCGCTAGCATATTGCATGCTGAGGTGGAAAAACAAAATGCCGACCTAGGCACCTTGGCGCGCAGTTGGAATTCAGTAAGGGATGCCGTCTCTTCAGCCTGGAACTCTATGAAGAGCATCGGCACCACCACCACGCTGCAAGACCAATTGAATGCGATGAATAGCGGCTTGACTGCCCAGCAGATTGCCGTACTTAATAAATACGACAGCCAGCGCGCGGCTTTGTTGGTGCTCATAGA